TCAACCAACTCAACAATACGGAAAGGGAGCGTAGCTGTGGTAGCAGACGTATCTGAAATAGCACTTGCAGAATTACCTGTTACGGTGCTTCCGGTGTTGTCTACTCCAGCGACATTCGCGCCAATATCAGTGATAGCCAAGTCACCAATCGTTGTACCAGAAGATACAACAGCAGCCTTGAACAATACGTCCGTAGCATCGCATACATACGCTTTAATATCTGAAGCGGCTGTGCTTGCTGGGTAGTATTGTCTGAAAGTCACCTGTGAGGTGCTTGGGTCGGTGTAAGTTACACCCATAAAAACTCCGATAGGAGTCATGGCAGCATCAAACGTATCACGCTCGACAGTGCCTCCAGTAACTAGCTTGACAGCATCCCCGTAGAAAATGTCCGTCGAATAGCCGCTGGCTATACTGTATTGACGAACCGTACCTACATAAGGAACACCACTAAGCA